TATGAGATTCAGCGCCGAGCAAGTTTGCTGGGCGAAGGTGTGCCAACAACCCCAGGTCAACCAACAACCCCAGGTCAACCAACAGTACCGGGTCAACCAGGCGCGGGCTATACACCGGGCGGCTTCCAGTACACGCCATTTTATTACACAAACATGCCTGCTCCACCCGAAGGTGCAGTACCGTCGATCTTTTCGGTTGGCGGAGTGTTTGGTCCGGGGCAGGGTATGCCACAAGTTCCACAGGTACCGGGCGTGGACACGGGCCTTGGCACGCAACCTGAATATAAAGCCTACCCCACCTCGGCTCCCGGTTCTCGAACTATGGTTTCTCCGGGCATTACAACGTATGCCTATCCGCAGCCGTTCGGAAACATTGATATCTTCAACCGTCCGGGCGCTCAGAGTCCGACTCCGTTTAATCCAAACGAAATGTATTATCAAGGTGGTGTGGATACCACGAACACCACGACTGAGCAGAACATGGGCGGATCAATAGCCGATGGATTTGAAAACCTGTCCCCTGCACAGCGTGCAATTCTCGGAAATATCTTCGGTTCATGACAGGCATCCCAAAGGTCTTTCATATTAGCTGGAAGACCAAGGACGTAGTGGATAGCGAGGCCCCAATGATTCAACGGGGCCTTCGTCGTTTGATTGAACTGCATCCAGACTGGGATGTGCAGATATCCGAGGACCAAGATCTGGACGACTATCTGTCCGCGAACCTTGAACCTCGGCTCTGGGACCTTGTAAAAGATGAAGGGCCTGTCCAAAAGACAGATGTCTGGCGCTTATTGAAGTTGTTTTACGAGGGTGGGGTCTATGTGGACCTCGACCGGTGGTGTAATAAATCATTGAACGACATCCTCACGGATGACGTTAAGTGTGTTTTAGCCACCAATGGCGACTGTGACTTCTCGCATGACCTGATGATTACTGCACCGCACAATCCGTTATTCGGAAATGTACTGGATTTATACTTTCAACGTCGGGTTGACGGCGATACGAACACTTATTTGCTGGGTGCACAGACCTATATGCACGGTATTTCGTTTGGTTTGATAGGTAAAATGGTCAATACTGACCCTGGAGTTGGTTTATTTGACCAACTGCGTGCAAAAATTGAACAACTTCCTGGATTTGTAACGTATCGCGAAGAGTTACCCAACAACACACTGCTGTTTGAGGGCGATGCGTCGGACTGGGAGGACGTAAAACGTGCGTTTTACGCAGAGTCTGGGCTAAAACACTGGACTGGAGAGTGGTAAACAATGAAAAAAGCAACATTGCCGCTAATCTTTCAGCCTTTCGAGGCGCAAGATTATATTAGGTTGGGTAAAGATTATGACGGGGGTTATTTAGTCAGCAAAAATGACGTGACTCGTGCTACAAGTCTTGTAAGTTTTGGCGTTGGCCAAGACACATCTTTTGAAAAAGATTTTTACGAAATTAATCCATGTTCAATTAAAGCTTTTGATGAAATTGCGTTCAACCTTAATAACTTTTTTGCCGCCAATAAAACAATTACTCAACAAAGAGTTCAGAGAGGCCCGTGGTTTGATAACCTGTTGGCCGGTTGTGGCCCGAACACTTTTCTAAAGTGTGATATTGAAGGTGCGGAATACGACCTGCTGAATGATTTGATAAAGCATTCGAGTAAATTTTGCAGTATGGTTATAGAGTTTCATGATATCCAAAACCCGAACAATTTCGACAGACTGACAAACTTTCTTGGCAAGGTCGAACAAAAACTGATTCACACACATATCAACAATAATTTTTACTACTATGACCGCGAGCAAGTTATACCCTCCGTTATTGAACTGACCTTTTCATCTGGTGAAACTATGTTTAACCCGAGCAAAAAACTACCGCACTCACTCGATATGCCCAACCACGAAAATAGAGGTGATATACAAGTGTTATGGACACATCAGCGTTAGAGGCTCTGCCGGAAGAAGTACTTAAAGAGATTTTGGCCCTAAAAGAGGCCGAAGTCATGCTCAAAGTACGCGAAGAGGCACAAGACAAGTTCATGCCCTTTGTGCATCACGTCTATGACGGCTTCATCGAGGGGCAACACCACCGTATTATTGCGGAAAAGTTGGAAAGAATTGCGAAAGGCGAGTTAAAACGCCTAATCGTTAACATGCCGCCACGGCATTCCAAGTCAGAATTCGCATCTTACCTCATGCCCGCATGGTTTCTTGGCAGAAACCCGAAGTTGAAGATCATTCAGGCCACGCACAACACAGAACTAGCTGTGCGTTTTGGTAGGAAAGTGCGTGATTTGATGGGTTCTGACACATATCGTGATATTTTTTCAAATGTTCACTTAAAATCTGATGATAAAGCAGCCGGTCGGTGGGGTACTGCCGAGGGCGATGAATATTTTGCGGCGGGTGTCGGAGCCGCGGTCACAGGTCGTGGTGCCGATCTGTTCATTATTGACGATCCGCACTCAGAACAAGACGCATTATCTGAAACTGCGTTCGATCACGCATACGAATGGTATACATCTGGTCCTCGTCAGCGTCTCCAACCGGGCGGAGCGATCATTGTGGTCATGACCCGCTGGGGTACAAAGGACCTGACAGGCCGTTTGTTGAAGGCGCAGGGCCAAGATATTATGTCAGATGAGTGGGAAATTGTTGAATTTCCTGCAATTATGCCGTCTGATAAGCCATTATGGCCTGAATTCTGGGACAAAGACGACCTGTTAAAGGTCAAAGCGGCGCTGCCTTTAGCCAAATGGAACGCGCAGTGGCAGCAGCAACCGACCGCCTCAGAAGGTGCGATTGTTAAAAAGGAGTGGTGGAATGTCTGGGAAGACGACGAAATACCTCCTGTTAAGTATATTATGCAGTCCTACGACACCGCATTCTCCAAAAAAGAAACCGCCGACTACTCCGCAATTACGACGTGGGGTGTGTTCGAGCCCGAGGAAGGAGGTCCGGATCACCTTATCCTCCTCGACGCCAAGCGTGGTCGTTATAACTTTCCGGAATTAAAACAAGTCGCCTTAGAAGAACATGATTACTGGGAGCCTGATATGGTGATTATCGAGGCGAAAGCGACCGGTACACCGCTGACGGACGAGCTTCGTCGGACAGGGATTCCTGTGATGAATTACACACCGGGCAAGGGTCGTGATAAAGTAACGCGCATGCATACTGTCGCGCCTTTATTTGAGGCTGGAATGGTCTGGGCTCCTGAGAAGCGGTTCGCAGAAGAGGTCATTGACGAGTGCGCGGCGTTTCCTCACGGGGACCACGATGACTTTGTTGATAGTATGACTATGGCGCTTATACGGTTCCGTCAAGGTGGGTTTATCACGCTTGAGGGAGAAGAAGATGATGAAGCGGACAGTGTCCCAAGATTTAGAGAGTATTACTGATGTCTATCCCTCCTGATCGAATGATGGGTATGGTGGATCCGGCGCTTGAAGCCGTCCCCGGCCAAGAAGTTATGGTCCCACAAGTTGAAGATTTTGCCGGTGGGGCAGAGATTATGGACGACGGCCAAGGCGGCGCGATCATCCAAGCACTGGCCGAGATGCAAGGTGCGGAGGTCATGACAGAAATGTACGACCATGACGCTAACCTTGCTGAAGTCATGGACGAGGGGACTCTTGGCTCGTTGTCATCAGAGCTTGTTGAAAGCTTTGAAGAGGACAAAGATTCGAGGGCCGAGTGGGAAGAAGGCTATACCAATGGCCTTGATTTGCTGGGCATTCGGTATCAGGAGCGTACTCAGCCGTTCCAAGGTGCGTCTGGGGTTACACATCCGCTGATCGCTGAGTCTGTCACTCAGTTCCAAGCACAGTCATACAAAGAGCTTTTGCCATCAGGCGGCCCAGTCAAGACGCAGATTATTGGTTTGGAGAGTCCAGAGAAAGAGGCTCAAGCGCAACGCGTTAAAGACTTCATGAACTACATGGTGACTGAGGTCATGGAAGAGTTTGATCCAGACACGGATCAGATGTTGTTCTATTTGCCGCTCAGTGGCTCTACATTCAAGAAGGTTTACTTTGATGAAACTAAACAAAGACCGGTATCTCGATTTATACCTGCCGAAGACTTGGTTGTCCCGTACACGGCGACTGACCTTGCTACTGCATCGCGCATTACACACGTCCTCCGCATGGATCCGAATCAAGTTCGCAAGCTACAGGTTGCTGGCGTATACCGAGATGTTGAACTTTCAACTGACTATGAAGAAGATTCAGACACAGTTAAACAAAAAGTTAGGGAACTAGAGGGTGTTGAAACCAACATCTCTGAAGAGCTTCACACCATTCTTGAAATCCATACGGATTTAGATCTTGAAGGCTTTGAAGACTTAGCTCAGAATGGCGAACCCACGGGCATCAAGCTGCCGTATATCGTCACAGTCGATCAAGGTAGTGGACAGATTTTAGCGGTCCGTAGGAACTACGCGGAAGGGGATCCATCGAAGCGCAAGCAACAGTACTTCGTGCATTACAAATTCCTTCCTGGGTTAGGATTCTATGGTTTCGGCTTGATCCACATGATCGGAGGATTGGGTAAAGCCGCGACCTCTATCTTGAGGCAGTTGATTGATGCAGGCACGTTATCCAACCTACCAGCCGGATTCAAGGCTCGTGGAATTCGCATCCGCAATGATGACGAACCGCTTAACCCTGGCGAGTTCCGGGACATTGACGCTCCTGGCGGGGACATACGGAATTCAATTATCCCGCTCCCGTTCAAAGAACCGTCGGCGACGCTGGCGCAGCTTTTGGGAGTACTTATTGAATCTGGGCGGCGCTTCGTCTCCATTGCCGACAATCAGATCGCTTCACCGGGTTCTCAGCAACAGCCAGTAGGTACAACGGTCGCGTTACTTGAGCGCGGCATGAAGGTAATGAGTGCAATCCACAAGCGGTTGCACTACGCACAGAAGATCGAGTTCCGTTTGCTGTCTCGGGTTATCCGCGACCACATGTCAGGGGCCTACCCCTATGAGGTACCCGGAGCGCAACAGGAGATCTTGGCGACTGACTTTGATGATCGGATTGACATCCTTCCTGTTTCTGACCCGAACATCTTCTCAATGGCGCAACGCGTCACACTGGCACAAACTCACTGCAATTGGCGCAATCCAACCCGCAGATGCACAACCTATACGAAGCGTATCGGAGGATGTATGAGGCTTTGGAAGTTCAAAACATTGAGCAGATTCTACCTCCGCCGCCACCGCCCCCGCAGCCTCAGCCAGAAGATCCAGCGTTTGAGAATGGAAAAGCAGCCAAAGGGCTCCCCATCCAACCGTTTCCTGAACAAGATCATGATGCACACATCGCGACGCACGTCGCTTTCTTTGCGTTACCTATCGTTCAGGCGGCGCCTCAAGTCCAGGCGAATCTTCTCGAGCACATGTTCCGGCACATCTCGATGAAGGCGCGGGCTATCGTTCTACAAGAAATGGAGCAGCTTCAGCAGCAGAACTTGGAGATTCAGGTAGCCGTACAGCAGGGACGTATTGATCCGAATGTGGCAGCGCAACAGGTTCAGCAGCAAGCCGCTGCGATGGACCCAACAGCCACCGAAGCGCGTGTTGCTCAGTTGGAAGCGCAGTTCACGATGGAGCTAATGCAACAGCTACAGCCTGAACAAGGCGACCCATTGGTCGCGATCCGTCAGCAGGAGTTGGCGATTAAAGCAGCCGATACGGAGCGCAAGGCCAAACTTGATCAAGAAGAGCTGAAACTTGAGCGGGATAAATTGATGCAGCGAGCTGCGACTGATGCTGCTAGAATTGAGTCTCAAGAAGAAATCGCGGACGAACGCGCAGATGTCAACCGGGAGAGGATTGCTCTTCAAAGGATGAACATGCAAAGACGACAAACGTAGGAGACGCCGCGATGCTCTTTGAGGCCATTGCTGCAGTTAAACTTGCAAATGAAGCAATAGGTGCCGTCAAAGAGCTTTGTGGGCACATTCAATCCGTTGGCGAGATGGGTCCTCATCTCGTCAAACTATCCGATGCTAAAGAAGAACTCGAAAAAGACGCCAAGAATGGAGACATGAACGCGTTCTTTGAACTCGAGCGTATCCGAAGTCATGAAGCTGAAATAAAGCAAATTTTTATCTACCAAGGCCGTGCCGGTCTTTGGGATGATTATCAAAAATTCATGGCTAATCGGAAAGAGCTAAAGCGGAAAGCAATCGAACGTGAAAAGGCTAAGAGACTGGCTAAACAAAAAGCCATCAAGAATGCACTTGTGTATGGTGCTGTGGGCATTTTTACTCTCGGTATTGTGGGCGGGGCCTTGGCCTTATTACTGTTTCTTATTGGTAGTAAAGGCGGTAAGTAGATGATTACATGGGTCTTGTTTGTTTTATTTCTGGAGGCGGAGCGGTATTATGTCATGCCGCAAGGCCACTACATGACAATGAATGAGTGCTTTGAGGCGCGGGACTTTTTTATAGCAACAGCCCCACAACCAAAGATGAATTATGATGCGATATGCGTTCAAACTAATGAGATCACAATGCAATGACTGAAGAAATGCAAGCTTACGATTTAAACGGCAACGGCGCTTTAGAGCCGGACGAAAAAAAGTTGATGCTCGAAGATCGACGCAGACGTATGGAAGACGAGGACAAACAACGTGACCAGATCCGAGTCATGGTCTGGTACGCATTGGCGGGGCTTTTGTTGTACCCCTTTGGAATATTCTGCGCGTCAGCTTTATCTATGGACACTGCAGCACAGTTAATTGCTGATATCGCCCCGACATATTTCGCATCAATTGCAGTATTGGTATCCGCCTTTTTCGGCGCTTCCGCAATAAAAAGGGATAAGTAATGTTACAAGCTTTGATTGGCCCTGTTACCGGATTACTTGATAAATTCATAGAGGATAAGGATCAAAAGAATGCCTTGGCCCACGAAATTGCGACTATGGCTGAAAAGCAAGCTCACGAAGCTGCGATGGCGCAAGTCCTTACAAACAAAGAAGAGGCCAAGCACCGATCCATCTTCGTCGCAGGATGGAGACCCTTCGTGGGCTGGACGTGTGGCGTCGCGCTTGCGTACCACTTTGTGCTTGCTCCACTTATTTTGTTTGGAGTATCTGTCTCTGGTGCTGAAATACCTGCGCTCCCTGCGTTCGATATGGACTCGCTAATGACAGTTCTTTTGGGTATGCTTGGGCTTGGTGGACTACGGACCTATGAGAAAAAAGCGGGGTTGACGAAGTAATGCCGTTAACAAAGAAAGGTCAAAAGATTATGCGGGCCATGAAAAATGAGTATGGTCCCAAACGTGGTGAACAGGTTTTTTATGCGTCCAAAAACAAGGGCGCTATTAAAGGTGTCGAAAGAATGGCCCAAGGAGGCAGTGTGGCAGGTAAAAAGTTCCCAGATTTAACAGGTGACGGTAAGGTCACAAAGAAAGACATTCTGAAAGGCCGCGGCGTCGCTGGTTTTAAAGATGGTAAATCTGTTCGAGTTCCTATGGAGCCCACGGAAGATGTTTTGAAAATAATTGAAGCCGAGCAAGCTGAAAAAGGTGTCTCAAAAACAGACGTAGACATCTCCGACAGAGGCGCGGGACAAGTTAAGCGCCGTGGTGACGACAAGGCTGTTAAAACATACCGCGATGGTGGCATGGTTCGTGGATGTAAAGGCGTTCAGGTCTCTGGTAAAGGGTTTAAACGAACGTACTAATGAGCGGTATTACCCTAACAATCTCATTAGGCGGTATGCCTGTTGACAAGATGGAAGAAAACGAAGAGGGCATGACTTGCCCTATCTCAACTCAAGATCCAGAAGTCAACGAGATGAACAAAGAGAAAGCGGTTGAAGAAGCAAACTACCGTGGTCCAAACGAAGGCGTGGCTTTTCGTTTGACTGAGGTTTGCGGCAACTGTGAATACTACAACCAAACAACATCAATGATGGAGTGCATCGGATCTGAAAGTGATGATGTCGGATACTGCCAGCTTTTGAAGTTCGTGTGTAAAGCAGAAAACACATGTGACTCTTGGGAAGAAGGCGGTCCCATTGAGGATGATGATGTAATGTACAACAAACAAGATATTCTCTAATGGATGTTGTGCAATTTGCTCAAGCATTGTATAAAGTGCTACGAAACCGTGAAAACGATTTACGGGATCAATTAGCGAACGGTGCTGTTCAGAACTTTGAACAGTATCGCAGTGTAGTAGGGGAACTTCAGGGTGTTACCTTTGCTACGGAAGAGATAAAAGCCCTGCTGGAGAAAAGTGAAGACGATGTCGAAGACCTCCTTGCTAGTACCGGAGCACGTCGCCGCTAGTTTAGCTGAAGAAGAAGTTAAAAAAGCGCCATCCAAAAAAGAAGACAAGGACAAGCCATCACTCGAAAACGCATACGTTGAAGAGTCGGCGCGAGTTCTTGATCCCTCCCTACTTGATCTGTCATTAAAGGAACGACTACCTCAACCAACAGGTTGGCGGCTTCTTGTTATGCCTTATCAAGGGAAAACCACCACCGACGGTGGGATATATATCCCAGATCAGATCCGAGAAAAGGAACAACTTGCTACTGTTGTGGCATACGTCCTTAGAGTCGGACCTCTGGCGTATAAAGATCCTGCTAAGTTTGGCGATGACTGTGCCCCTTGGGTAGAGGAAGGCCAATGGGTGTGTATTGGTCGTTACGCGGGCTCTCGTTTCAAGATTGATGGCGGAGAAATCCGGATCATCAATGATGATGAAGTGATTGCAACTATTAAAGATCCAGGGGATGTGATGAATGTCTGAAGAAGCTAAAAACGAAATAGAAGAGGTTGAGGTTGACCTTCCCGAACAGGAGGACTCCAGCGAAAGTCCTGTTGTTGAAGCGTCGAGTTCACAAGATGCTCAGGAGACTGAGCAAACCGGAGACGAGCTTGAGAATTACAGCAAGAACGTCCAAAAGCGAATTAAAAAGCTTACCGAGAAGTATCGGAAAGAAGAGCGAGATCGAGAAGAAGCCGTGCGATTTGCACAGCAGCTTCGAGACGAAAACGAAAAGCTAAAAGGCCGCTTACAGAACTTAGACACAGGTTATTTAAACGAATACGGCACTCGGTTACAGTCACAAGAAGCGACAGCTAAACAAGCTTACCGCGACGCGCATGACCGTGGTGATGTTGATGCGATGTTCGAGGCACAAAAGCAGTTAAACACAATTGCGATTGAGCAAGAGCGGTACCGCATTGCCAAACAGCGCCAAGAACAAGACGCGCAACGTGTTCAAGTTCAGGCACCAGAGCAGCAGTATCAGCAGCCCATGCAGCAACAGGCCCAACAGCCTCAACCTGCAGAGCCTGATCCAAAGGCGCAAGATTGGGCGTCAAGAAATGAGTGGTTTGGTCAGGATGAAGTTATGACCTATGCCGCGTTTGGGATTCATCGTAAGCTTGTCGAAGAGGAAGGGTTTGATCCTTCGTCAGATGAGTACTACAATGAAATTGATCAGAG